GTGTCTACCACACCTCCCGGTCAAGAACCCATGCCGGTCGTCGCTGTCTACCAGTTGCTCTGGAAGCGGTGTGCTTATGAAGTTGTCAAGGTTCGGTGAGGCAGAGCTGGCGGTGAAGCTTACGAGACTCTCCTCACCCTTTCAGGGAGAGTCGAGTATGCGTAACCGTTCAGCCAGCATCTGAAAGCCATCATACAGCCTCAGGGCCGGTTTGGGGCGGCTCAACCCATTAGCAACGCTTATAGCTGGTGGTTAACTGGGCGGAAACCGTTGCAGTGCAGTGGTTATCAGCGATGCTTATCGTTGACATTAGATGTACTGATCGATCGCCGACAGATCGCTGCAAATCTAGTCAGGGTCAGCGGTGTCGAGCCAGTCAAACGCCGCTGAGAGCCGGTTGTACGCGGCTGTGAGCCGGCTCCCGCCGGTGTTGCGCGGGTTACTACGGGCGAGCACTGGCGCAGGGGGTAGGCGCGTACAGGCGCTACACCGGGGCACCCCCGTGGGGGTAGCTGCGCCCCTGGACATACGATATAAGGGTTCAGAAATTTTTGTTAAAAATCTACGGTTTCCGCAGCATTACACTGTTTAACCCGGTGATAAGTCAGGTGAGCCGCTTCTATAAGACAGAAAGAAGTCAGAAGCACGACAATAATCACTTTCATAGACCGTATAGGACCGAATAACGCCGGTATCAGTAATAGTTTGTAGATAATACAGCGAAGGACCGGTTTGAACCAGTCCAACGATGCACATATTTAGGAAAAGGTTACACATCGCTCCATACCGCAGCATAAACTTGCGGAAAACACATAGCTATGAGCTGTTTACATTGATCTGCTATTACTTTATGCTCTTTCTGCGTTCCATTGGCACACCGAAGGTCACAGTAATGAATCCAAGACCGAAGAGTACCGTTCATGTACATACGAGTAGGTGTACTAAGTGGAAGGACATCTCTTGCACACTCCTTAGCAATACCGGCTTCTAACAACTTCTTATACACCAGTTCTGAATGCTTATAGAGTTGCTTAATCTCTTGCTTTAGGAATAGGTCTTCCTCTTCTACTTCAATGCTGTTCTGGCGGTTCTTGCTGTCTTGCAACCTTAGCTCCGGCATAACGCCGGTACCAAGCAGTGAAGCATCGGCATACCGCTGACTAAACTCCTGAAAGGAGAAGGATCTGTGACGAAGTATTTGAGCAGCAATAGAACGTGTAGTTTCAATCTCTACACACATGTTCACCATCTCAAACGGTGACCAATGTTTATGTTTAATCAGATACTTAATAAGCTTAGCACTGGTCTCAGTGTTGTTCTGATTAGCTGGGTTGCTAACACGTGCCATATAGGCTACTAACTCATCACCTTTGTTGGTGTGGTGAACTAGCTGTACTTGGTGGTGGTGGATGGACATACAGTAGTAAAAGCGTCTTTGATTCAATCGGTGGATTAACAGTAAGAAGAGTCAGTAGAATTGGTCGTCTTGTTTCTGTCGGTAAAGAAAAGAAGAGGGAGATTTATGGTCTCCCTCAACACAGGAGGTCCACCCTTCCTCCTGTATACATCCCTGGTTAACGAGAAACCCAGTTGGGAACACCGTTTTTAGAGATTCCTCTTGCCTCCCTTCTTTGCTCTAAACTAAACCCTAAAGCTAGGTGGTTTGTCGCTTGTTGAGGGTCGTCTAAAAAGGCTTCAAGCATGTCGTTCCAGTCGTCACGTTTACGCTGGTTTATTACTTCTTGAGCGGAGATTGCAAGAGCATCAGTAAAGTACTTAACGCCTTGTGCAAGTGCGTCTAATCTGTCGTCGTGTCGGACTGCACCTTTCTCCCGACACATACGGCTCATCTGATAGAAGAGCATATAGAGGAGACGTTTTTCTGGAGCGTCGTCTTTATTTGAGTTGTAGTCCCAGTCGATGACAGAACGATCAACAACAAGGCGGTGTTGATTAAGGACAGGCTCAAGGGTATCAATAATACGGTCTTCTTTGCGGACATTAGCACGTACCTCTTCTACATCAATTCCTTGTTTTGTTTGTTGTAGGTGTTTCTTAAATAACTCTGCAACAATACCGTCGCCAAAGTTAGTCTCTACAACCAACTTAGTCACACCGAACTTCTTACACCCCTTTAGAATGTCCAGAAGCGTATTGTCTGAGTATCCGTCTCGATAAGCTCGCATCTCGTGCAAGTACAAATAACCGTTTCGTTGGGAGATATAAGCTGCTGCTGTCTCATCCGTTCCTCTACCCGACGGGTCAACTGAGCAAATTGTTTCTTGATATGGTCCCCACTCCCCTTGGATCTGCATTGGGCTGTAGAAATAGTCTCCAGGTAACCCAACAGTCGGAAGTTCTTTGAGTACGTTTCTAGGGTCGCTGCACCAGATGATATCATCAGGAGCGGACTTAGGATTAACACTGGTGACGATAAGATCAGCCATCTTGAGTGGGAATTTTTCAGCATCGCTGAGGCTTGTGTCAAGCATGAACTGCAGCATGAAGTTGCTGCGTCCCATTGCTGCTTCACGTTCGAGAAGATCTTCATGGCTAAATCGGTCAGGGTCAGTTACGCTCCAGGGTTCCGCACCCATGTCGATGTCTTCCTGAAGCTGTGGTGCAATTAAACCTTCGTAGTTAGCCAGTTTACGAGGAACACGAGCTGGCCAAACAAAGGGGCGGTAGTTACGTTCTGCAAGTTTACGGTAGATTGTAAAAGTTGTCTGTGGGGTGCCGAGATACATGATTCGGCTGTCGTTTTTGGGCGTAAGAATTGATTCAGCCTCCGTACAGAGTTGCAACAACTTCTCACGCATCATCTCAGTCATAGAGTTACCAGGCACCTCCACGTCATCCAGAATCATCAGGTCTGCACGGGAACCAGTCAGCTGACCCGTAATACCAACCGATTTAACCGATGGAGCCTGGGACGGCGAGCAGTTAACATCGAAGCTAATCCGGCTCCAACGGGCGTCATCCGACTTAGGCTGCAGGTGTTTAAGCCAAGGTGTCTCAATAATAAGCTTTTGTAGGAAGATACTCATGTTATCGGCACGTTCTTTTGATGCCGAAATAATCATGATCTTCTTCTCTGGGTTATTGAATAAAGTCCAGAGCACAAAAGCACCAGTAATCCAACTTTTACCGACACCACGAAACGCCTGGATCTGTAGTCGTTTGGGTCCGTGTTGTAGGTAGTCGGCAATGGCGTATTGTGCTCTGGTCGGTTCAGGCAGGTCTAGCTGCGCCCACAAGGCTTGTAGAAATACTTTAAAATCGCCCTGTAGGGCAGTTAGAACGTCGCTCATAATAGAATGTATCTAAGGGTGGTTAGAAGCGCCTTCTCGGCTTGTTTGGAGTAGGTATAGCTCCTGTTAGCTGATTTACTAATGCTTGACCGCCAACAGAAATAACTTCTTCTGCTATTTCCTTGACTGCTTGCCGTGCTAAACCGCCTGGACCTGTAAGTTTAGGATCAATAGGCATCCGTTTAGTAGGATCCATCATGCGTTGAGCTTTAACATCAACAGCTTTCTGACTAATGTCTTTTAGGCTAGATAAAGTAGAACCAAATCGAGACACAGGTTTACTGATATTTGAAAGTTGATCACCTACCTCATTAAGTAAACCTAAAATATTAGCACGTTGTTTAGGGGTAGGTTGTGGTCCTTGCAGTTTAATCTGCTCTAACGGATCACTAGATAGCAGTAACGCTTGCCGTTGTTCAGGTGTAGGCGGTGTAGCACCTTTACTGCGGTTACGGCTAGCTTCTCTGAGCATCAGGTTGCGTGGAGTTTCTTGACCACCAGCAGCAAGAGGATAGATATGATCAATATCAAATCCAGCTTTACCACGTGTACCCCAAATTCTTTTAAGCTCAGCTTTGTCCTCAAGGTAACGTTCTTTACCTACCCTTTCACCGAAAGCTTCAATGTACAAAGATTCAGAAGCGACAGCACCTCTTTGCATGGCTCTACGTTTAGAACCTTGTGCTGAGTGGCTAGCTCGACCTCTTAAACGCCAGCCACCCCAATCTTCACCTTTGTTATCAGCAAAATAATACTTACCATCCCAATAAAGGTCGTCAATAATCTTACCTTCTTGTCGGGATTTAAGGTAATTATCAATATATGCCCGTCTAACTTTGTCTGGGACTGGAGATTTAGGCATTTACTTAATATGCGATAAAATTAGTTGTTCTCTACCCGGATTGGAGCCAAACGTAGCTCGCATCCAGGATAACCAGTTGCTTGTCCCCTTTTCTTGATTACATTTCCTGCAGGATGGAACCAAGTTTCTCGTGATTGTTTGTCCCCCAAAATAACGAGGCACAACGTGATCCAAAGTAAGTTCATGTAATTCATAATGTTCTCCACAATAAACGCATTGACAGTTGAAGTGTTCCTTAATGGCTCTACGCCACATCCGTTTGGCTTCAGGACTCGTCATGGTTATGAGGTTGTAAATGTAGTGATCAGGGGTAGGCAACAGCGGGGTCATGCGTACTTCTTACCAGTTCTGGGTCTACGGCGGTTAGACGACGGTGTTTCGAGCTTACCGGTGTTTTTACCGGTGTGAGAAGCATCTTTACCATCACCATTTCCATAAGTACCTAGTTTACGGTTAAGTTTGTTAGCAGCAGTCCGAATCTTCAGACCTTTATTCGTTTTGTTGTATGCTCGCTGTTGTTTCCGGCGTTTAGCCGCTGCCTCTGGGTTAGATTTGTAGTAATCAGAAGTTTTTTGAGCCATACAACCTCTTCTGTACCATTTCAGGGTCAATCTTGGGCATGACTGTCGCAAGTTTATCCAGCGGGTTGCCCTCATATGCAACACCACTGATGTCATTTTTGGCTAACCAGTCACAAGCTGCTTTGAGATCTTGTGTCGTGGCTTCACCGGATTTAATTCGTGCGAGGAATTCAGATGTGACGAGGTTGTGAAGCTCGTTAAACTGATCCTCAGTTGCTTTTTTCTTCATTTGTCAAAGACACAATTGGTACGATGTCGTGACACAGTACCTCTACGCGAGACCCAGGGCGGAACGTAAAGCCAGCCTTCATGATCTCGGTACATTTCAAAGCTCTTACAAGCTCATAATCTAAGCGTAGTTTCTCCTCGTGTCGCTTAGCTATCTGTTTGCACTGCTCAATCATTCCTCCATCCAACGGAACGGAGAAATTAAGCTGCATACCGTAGTTGTTATTGCGAGTGTAGCCTTGTGGCAACGTGTCATTACCCATGTAAAAAGGCGAGACAGTCATGGTTGTTCCGTTACACGAGTTACCGCCGGTAAACTGCTGTCTACTGGGTGCACCGTTGTTCTGGAATTGGACTGCTTGGTTGGTCACGTTGCCCGTTGCTGCCGCGATGGGATTAGCACTGTTGCTAACCGTAGGAGTTTCAGCAAATGCTGGTCCTACTGAGA